ATTCTAAGTATTGATTTACTGTATGTGTCATACTTCATACTAGGTTTTGAATAGATTAGTCGAAGGAACTGAGTAGCACATCTAACATGATCACCCGTGATGATCAATCTATGACCAGTCTTATCTGTGCTATATGTTCTTGCAGCAACAGCTGCACTGATCTTAGCTAACTTAATTCTAATATTCTCAGACTGTACTAATGGAATTGCACTCGAGTATTGTCTTCCAAAATCAATTGCTGTTTTAATAATTTCTGATGTTGCAGTGGGTGTGAATCTGATTTGTTCTTTGGTTCGTGACCATGTCCACAATATCAAATTTCTACATGATTGTTGGGGATATTTACTAAGTGTAATGTTATAGTCTACTGTTGCATTGATTAATTCAGTTGGTACTTCATCTGAAGCAACAGTCATAGCAAAATCAAATCGACTAACATCTTCATTTGCACCCATTAATTCTCTAACAGCTTCAATTCCACAGTTGTATGTCATGATTGGTCTACCACTACGCGGATTAGATAACCATAGTAATCGTGTATTTGCTTGGGTTGACTCACGAACAATCTTGGATATTTCAGCAACACCCTCTGATCGTACTCGACTCATATGACCTATATCACTCTCAGTCATACTTGAAACTTCATCAATTACAACTAATCTGTTATTGTTAAGTGGAATCAACCCCCATGTAATGAACCACCTTCCACTGATTTGTTGAGCACCACCCACTAGGCCTGCAAATGAACAATTTTCACCGGAGGCTATCTCACCAACACCATAATATCTCATTAATCGTTCAGCCACATAACCTTTACCACAACGTGTATCGCCAATGATTAAAACATCTAACATTGCTCGAGGCACATCTTCATTATTGAATACAAAACTATGTGGTGAATGAAAAACTAAATCAATGGCAATGTGCAGATCTGGTCTAGCGTGGATTTTGGTTATATTCTTAGATTGCCAATCACTAATGCTCATTAGATGAGCTAGAAGATTTAAATTCTTTTGTTGAAATCGTTTGAGATCTAATTTGATTTCATTGGTCAATTGAAAAGTTTCAATTTGGTTTTGTGCAGGGTGAGCTTCATTAAGTAACAGTGTAGCCACTTGAGTTTTTGGATGTGGTAATGATTTTCCACCAAATCGATACGTCTTATTTGAACTTAAACCATGACCAATAAAGTAACCAGTAGTGGTCACGTATTGAGTTGATTTTGAATCTAAACTAGGAATTAATAACAGATATTCTATGTTGAATGTCGTAAGAACTTCCATACGAGCAATACATTTTTGACTATTAATTCCTGCTTTCTGCAATAATAATTTTCTTAGTCTACCTTCTGGTAGATCAACCATCTTTAATGTATCAGCATCTGTTGGATCTAGTTCGTGATTAAGAATTTCCTCACATCGTTTAGTAAGTATGCAATCCTCACAAGCTTCGGTACAAGATATTCTATATTGACATGGTATGATGTACGGTTGAGCTTTACCTGTAATCAATGCATCAACTTCAATAGTCTCGTTGTACCATCGAGCTTCGCTTGCTTTATCAAGATTTACTAGTGATACTTTATTAGAGTCAATGTCTATTTTAGTATTCGTAAGTATTATCTTTGCAGCTCTAATCAAATTCATCCAGAACTGCTTTGACCTTGCCAGTGGATTGCTACAAACTAGATTATTAACATCTTTACCATGTTTTACTGGAATTTTAAGTTGACTCAAAACACGAACACTATACCTTAAGTTTTTTGTGATACCTTTCACATACTCTTGTCCAGCAAAATCATTATCTGGTGCGATAATAGCTTTTCTATTGTCAAATAAATTATTATATTGGTTTGGCCAAGAGTTTGCACCAGCAGTTGTTGTGACTGCCGTAATACCCAATGATAATAGAGTTAAGACATCCATCTCGCCTTCACAAATTACTATAAGTCCAGGCTTGGACATTACCTGGATTGGATATAACATTGTTGGACTACCATATGATCTAGATTCACTATTGGTAGTATAGTTTATCATCTTGACTACACTTTTCTTTTTTGATGGTGAGTATAGTTTGATATTTATACAAAATCCAAACTCAGACCTTATTGGAATAGCAATACGTTCACCATCCCACCCCAGTTGATATTCAACAATCACTTCTTTCGAGATCTGACGATTCTTTAGATATCCAAGAATTGACGGGGTTGTTCGTAACTCAGTTGCATACTTCTCGACAATTTTTTCAGGTATAATGGGATGCACTAGCTTATTATAGATTTGTATTGCAGCTTCTTGGTATGTGACTTCATGAAGTGTTGAATGAAAAGATACAATCGTTCTACCACCACGTTCATCACCAGCACAGAAAGAATGCCATGCTCCAGTTTTTCTATTAACTGAAAAACTTGGTGTCTCTTCAATAAGAAATGGTGACATTACTCGTGCTTCGTCACTTCCTACATTCCATCGAATCTCCGGAAACTGCCAAGAATAATATTCTTCAGCACTAACATTATCCTTTATGTATTTTAGTATACTTGGCATCAAAGTCCCTTTTCATAAAGATAGCGGAAGTGCCCAATCCGTTAGGCACCCCCGCATCTGACGGAAATCTTTAGTCAATCATTATTGTCAATACTATACAGCACCACTAATGGCAGCAATGATTTCCTTGGGTGATTTAAATACACCCTTGATGTCAAGATATTCACTTATATCAATGATTAAATCTTTGTAAGTCTCATAATCATCTGGGTTGAACTCATGAGACTTAGCTAACTTTTCAACTTTTGTCTGAAGTGCATCAGTGATAGCATCTTCTTCAAAAGTCAAAGCAAGTTCACCATCTTCTGCAGCTTCAGCTTCTTCTTCAGCTTCTTCTTCTTCCTCGACTTCGGCTTCGGCTTCTTCTGCTGCAACCTCGACAAGTTCACTCAGCGAGTAAGTATCAGTATCACCATCATCGAACTTGATAGTTGCCTCATCATCCTTGATCTTTTTGATCACACCTTTGTACATGTCACCATCGATGTCGACTTGACACTCATCACCTTTTGCCCAGGTAGCTTCCTCCTCTTCAGCTTCTTCTTCCTCAGCTTCTTCTTCCTCAGCTTCTTCTTCCTCAGCATCAACTTCAATGAGATCAGTGAAAGCGTATGTGTCGGTGTCACCGTCATCGAACGTGATTAGTGCAGTACTATCATCGTTTACTTCCGTGACTTCACCAGGATAGTTCGTACCATCGATGTCAACTTCACATCTTTCACCAACTTCCCAAATTACTTCTTCTGTTTCCTCCATGGCATCTGCGTCTGGATCACCTGGGTCTTCACTAATATCTTCATCGATGTCATCTGAGTCCAACGCCTTATCAAAGAACACATTTGCCATATCCGAACCCTTCTTAGTTCGTGAAGTGACTGATGCATATGTGCCCTTCAATTCATCTAGAACGTCAGGTAGATCACTCATGTCATCTGGACATTCAACACCAAGTCGAGCAAGACCACCTTTAAAGTAGCCAAGCGATTCAGCAGTGTCAATACCGTCATGCTTGAACATCATACGATTGGCGAAACTACCACTAACAATCTTCAACTGCCATGACACTTGTAGTCTTCCACTTGACTTTGACTCATTGATGCCGATGTCTTTGAGTAAGATTTGATACTTACCATCGGGCACATCTTCGAATGACACTGGGTCTGTATCACCCCATATATCATTCAATGCAGCTAATGCTTTGGCAATATCCTTCTTGCCATGAGTGTCAGACTTTTTTCCTTTGGCTCCGCTTTGTTTTTTTGCCATGCTTCTTTACTCCTTCTTTGTTAAAACTTGATTTAAACTCTGAACCACTCAATGAGATGTAACCTAACTCAGGTTGCACTCGACTAGTTCTATCTTTACAATATAACTCTTCTCGTGGAGCTGTCTCAAGAATTCTGATCTCTTGTTTCTTGCCCGCACGTTTCACCACCCTAAACCCACAGTACCCCACAATATCACACTTAGGAATAATAATTTTCCATGCGGATTTAGGTAGGTCTGGCATAATACGTTCTGTCTCTAGAACTTTTGTTCTGATAGTTTTAATTGTCTCATGTGCAATGAACACCAATCCGGTATCAAGTCTAAGCAATCGTTGGATAACTGCATTGATTGCTTTCTTGTACGCTTTCCAACCACCACCATAACCCACATCCCCCAGAGCATCGATTCCCAGTGCTACACATATATGGTCTTCGATCATACCACAAATATCATCGATATGATCTAGAGCAATAATATCATACATATCTTTGGTTGGTTTCTTTTCCAACACCTTCAGTAAATCCAGGAAATCTTGAAAGTCATTGATCTCCATCCGTAATGAGGACAAGAACCTTGTGCCCCGATCTGTCGATATAAACAATACTTTATCGGCCATCGCATTAACAAATGTAGTTTTGCCAACACCTGGAGGCCCATAGAATAATTGAATATATTCGTTCACCATTACAGCGGGAATAGATTTTGTTGTTGGTAATTCTATTGCAGCTGTAGTCACTTTCTTCTGTATTTTCTTTTTAGTCTTCTTCGGCACTTTTTTCTTCCTTAATAAATTGTTCATACATGCAAGCCGTACCTCGATCTAAACCTTGTAGACATAATGTTGAGTACGGACATTTTTTAAAGAACTCATTACATATAAAATCAGATGGTGCCCAGTATCTAGGATCAAGTGGATCCTTAAGTGTGTCAATTAACCACTGGTACTCAGTATGTACTTGACGTAACTCTAACTCAAAGGCTGCAATGTCAGATTTATTGAACTTTAACTTTTCTCTGAAGAAGTAAAAATCTGGTCGATTCATATAATCGTCAGCAATTCGTTGACTGAAGACATCCAGTGGCTCGTTAGATTTTCGTCTCAACTTACATTTCTTGACCACATCATATATAACTTCAGAAACTGTTTTATTCAAACCTTTTGGATGATTAGCACCGAAGATATAACCGCGTACTTGTGTATCTAGTGGTAACACATCAATATAGGAATCAGGAATCTGTGCCGCCGTCTTATGTTCTACTAGATGGTGCCTCTCCCGATTTTTAACCATCTTTTTGGTAATCAAGTCAGTTTTGAATATGAAATCGAACTCACCCATATCGATTGTTTTCTCAGCTTCAATACCTTCTCTGTCTATAATCCATATTTTTCGCTCATGTCGATATACTTCGCCATAACCAATTAGCATGCCCTCGAAAGTATCTATGAGTGTCATTAGTTTATCATATTCAAACTGATCATAATATTCACTGGCTGCACGAATCTCTTCACCAGCAGTAATTGCATATCGTGCTGCAATCTTTTTCATACTCGACCGCTTTGTACGATACCACTCAGCCAACCCTTCATGGAAATAACT